AGACACACTCAAATGCAGTAGCCCTTAGCTGTTTACTTGCATTGCTTTCGTCAAGTTGATCTTTAATTTTCTTTTCCATCTTCTTAGCTGCAACTTGTGCAGGACTAAACGTAACAGAAGAGGGAGTTTGACCCGGACCTTCCTTCAAACCTTTGATGTTGCCTAGCTTGTCCTTCAAGGCACCTAAACGGCTCATCAACGTGTTGAAAGTAGATCCTGGGGGTAAGGGTTTACCATCATCAGCAGAGCCGTATAGAGTCTCCTGAGTGTCTTCCTGCATGTCTGGTGCAGCTTTGGGATCAAAGTGTACAGAATCAGCTACGCCTTCCGGTAAAACAGTAGGTTCTACGCTGATAGGGAAGCTATTGTTAGAGAATAGTACGTCAGTAATCTGACTATACGCAGCAAGTACCTTGGTCTTGGTTACTTTGATAAATACACGGGACTTTTCCGCCTCAGTAAACTGGACATCCGGTCCATAGATACCCCGATAGTTGCGATAAGAGCGAAGCCACCGCTCTTCATCATTTTTTCTAGAGTCTTCTGCCTTGTGGAATCGCTCCAGCACGTAGGCAAGCATTGTATTTACACTTGGCTCTTCCGCATTTACGTTATCTACGTCATCCAAGCCAAGCTGGGTATCTTCTGTGTAATTATCCATAGTGTTCCTTAATATCCCATCGTGGGATCTGCTGCAATAAATCTATTACGTCCTGCCGTTGCAGGATCGTAGTCCCACAAACTAGATCTTGGACGGCTCATTACACCATAACGCAAAGCATCGTACAAGTGATCTTCTGATTTTGTGTTAATGTCCTCTGGATTTGCTTTGTCAAGAGGTAATATAGGTAATTGTGCAATTAAATTGGTACAGTTAGCAGTTATAACCATTCTTGGTTGATCTGTAAACTGGTCAAATTGCAATCTTCTATGTATTTCGTTCTTACCTGCCACCCTACTACCAGCACTTCTGTCTGCAGGTCGCCACCTACAGCCTTCCATAATCATTTGTTCGGCAAGCGAAGGACCTGTGTCGCCTCTTTTATGCCAACAGCTAGAATCAAGTACGCCATAACGAATGGTGCCATCATCGCTTTCTGCCTCCAAGATCAAATGTGCTAAGTCTTTAGCCAGCACTTTGCTTACATATAGTTCCCTGTATACGATTAACTGCTCATCAGGTGCGACAGCAAACCACAATACAGCACTGAAACTCCCATAACCATAATCGCAAGCCCTAAACTTAGTCCAACTCCGAGGGATATCAAAATTATCCACCACATGAACCTTACGATTAAACTCTGGGAAGGCAGCTCCTTCTGCAATATCCCAGTTTCCTTCCAGCAATTGCTTTCTTTGGTGTTCTGGGAGGGAGAGAAGCATTGTTTCATAGTCACCTTGGGCTGCTAGATAAGGGTTATCCGATAGCATAGCAGGGATAAACCGTCTTTTAAACAAAGGTTCCCCTTCTCTGCTATGTCCTCTGGGGTATACAAGTGTTTCTTGTGTTTCAATGTCGGTAGCCCAGAACCCTTTTCCTGCAGGTGCAGGGTCAATAAACATCTTTTTAACCCAAGCATGACCCGGACCCCCTGGGTTGGTAGTAGCCCTCATGTAAATCGGTAGATCTGGTGCAGTACTACGTAGACGGGAACGCATGTAATTCCATGCAAAAGGAGTTCCCCACTGTGTTAACTCGTCAAACCCTACCCAAGTAAAGGCCAAACCCTGGTAACGAAGTACGTCCTCGTCCCTGTCCAAGTAGGAAAACCATAAACGTGCACCACTGGGTGCAACCCACTGCATCTTTCTTTCTGACCACTTGATGCCGGGATAGATCTTGGGGTACATCTCTTGGCTTTTCCAGATGAGTTCTCGCAACTCTTCTGTGGTATGTCGTAGTAGGAGTCCACTAAACTGCGGATGACCCATGTAACGTAATGGATCTGCCAACATTGCATATGACTTACCTCCTCCTGCTGCTCCACCGTAGAGGACTTCACGTTCCGGTGCAGCTAGAAATACTGTCTGAGGACCCGGGTTCGGCTTGAAGATTATGTTCTGCTCCTCTAGCTCTACAGGAGGGGCAGTCAATACTTCGTCTAAGTCTTCCAGGGACTCGCTCAAGTTCTTCGTTGAGGTTTGCCCAGAAGCGCTGACCGAGCGTCTTGTCGTACCTTTCTGCGATCTGGAGGGCCGCTTTGTACCTTCTGGCCCAAGCCCTGGCAGTTGCGGCTTTTGCTTGGTTTTTCTGTTCAATTTTTACTCTTACTAATAGCCCTTGACCATTAATCTTCCTACCAGTTTTCTTAACCAACCATGCAGCTACTTTGCTAGATGGGTATCTCTTTAAGTATTCTTTTGCTTGTTCAAGTGCAACAAGCTCTTCTTGTATAGGTAGTAAAGTAAATGGATCATCTGGATCTACCTTATACCCAAAAGGTACTACACTTCTTTTTAAAAACGGAATAGGAATAAACTCCCCCGACACATACGAACCCGTAGGCTGGGGGAGTAACCATTTTGCGTTGGTGGAATTATACCGTATTTGGCCTTTCGGCACAATACTATTCTTCTTCTTGTTGTTTGGGTGGAAGGATCATAAGCCCATTACCACCCTCCACTTGAACCTTTTCAGTCTTTGCCAGACCTACTCGATCTAGCAAATCCTTAGCGGCATTGAGTTTATCACGGAGTCCAAGTTCAGTAGGATCAATCATACCACTAACCAAGGACATAGCAGCACGAGGAGCGTTACGTGCCATATACAACTGGGTACGCTCCATGATTTCATCTTTAAGACCTTTGATTACTTCTGAGGTAGGACTGTTCTCAGAATAACCAGCTAAGTGCTTGGCACGAACGACATCTCCTGCTGCCTCTTCAAACAAGACCTCCAAGAACTTAATTTGTTTTTCTGTTAATTGTCGGCTCATATTATTTCCTATAAGGTTTAACCTTCTTTGCAATCTCCTTCGGTTGACTCACGAATTGCTTACCGGCTTTGGTACCTGCACGTTTTGCAGCAGATGTACGTTTGTACTCTGTATCACTCAAAGCCTTGATTGCTTTCTTAGGCAAGTATCTTTCTCCAGTTGCCTCTGGTCCTTGAGTGGACGGCTTACCCGATTTGGTAGTCCACTCTTGTTTTGTCCATTTGCTAAGACTCTTTTGAGCCTTAGTCTTTTCCCCGGTATAACCGCCACCCTTATCTTTGTAAATCTTTCCTGCTAACTGCATTGCTCTTGCTGAGTGTTTACCGCCCATCTTAGCCTTGGCTTCTGCCTTAGCTTTTTCCCAGAGCTTTTCGTTTGTTCGTCCCATTACAGATACTGAATCTTGTTAGGCAAGAAGTACTCTTCTACAGTACACATGACATCTACGTGAGGGCTAGCAGCCCCTGTTACTGTGACATGTACAATGTCCCCAGGTTCAAGCACAATGTAAGACCCAGACCACTGAATAAACTCTCCGTCTGCCATATTCTTTGAACCTAAGATATGTGCATGACTTGAGTCGGCTCTATCAAATTCAATGTTTACAGTAGCTGTGGTACCACTTGTATTTGTTACATACAACAAAACCATGTGTGCACGACAGCTATCCGGGCACGTATATAGAGTGTACTCTTGTGAAGCTACAATACATTCTACGTTATATGTACGTGCCCGATGCTCCATTACTTCTTAGCCTTTTTCTTTTTAGACATGCCAGCCTCTGACAAAGCAATAGCAACTGCTTGCTTAGGCTTAGTTACTTTCTGACCGCTGCTGCTTTTAAGTTTACCAGCCTTGTACTCTTTCATGACAGTAGCAACCTTGGCTTTCTTCTTAGCCATGCCGCCCTTAGCTGCTTCCATAGTTTCACCCATGCCACCCATGGGATTCATCTTACGGCCTGCAGGCATCTGGCGCATTGCTTGCATGCTAGCACCACGCTGAGCAATCAGATCACGAGGATCTTGTACACCAGTAACAGGTGTAGCACCCATACGACGGGGAAGACTTGCAGCTTTATTCTGAATAGCGTCAGGAGTCATCTTACGACGGGCAGGCTTCTTGTCTGTACCCATGCCACCAACAGCATACTTCTTTTTAACACTGCCCATGTCAGGCTCTTCATTAAAGCCTTTGGGTACAGTACGCCCCTTCTTAAACTCAGGAGCATCATAGCCAAGATCTTTAAACATCTGCTCACGCTCTTTCATTGTGAGCTTCTCTACTGGCTTACCCTTGTACATCTCAGGTACTTGCTTGAATCGCTGTCCAGGCATTTTATTTCTTACCTTTCTTAGCAGGTGCTTTCTTAGGTACAGCAATAGCAATCATGACGGATGGTCCTTTGGGAGCACCACCCTTAGCCATTTTCTTGCTGCCTTCTTTCATCAAGCATTTGCCAGCAGCTTTACATTTAGCAGGAGTAGGACAGCCTGCACAGGGTTTAAAAGTTTTAGCCATTTTATTTCTTAGCCTTTTGTTGGGGTTTCATGGAAGCGCCACAGTTAGAGTAACCTCCCCTATTAAACTTCTTAGTTGCATAACCACCACCCATCATTTTTTGTGTTGGGCCATCTTCTACTTTATAGGTTCTACCCTCAAAAGAAAAAGTATCTTTTCCTGCAGTCTTAGCTTTTTTAAATGCGTCACGGAATGCAGTAGCACTTTCTGTTTTCTTTTGGTACGTAGGATAATCTTTTGGATTGATGCGCTCGTCTTTATTCTTCATGTCTACGTTGACGATCTTCTCATCCTTATTGCTACC